ATTAGACCATATTGATTAGCAAGGTCTATCATTTTTTTGTACCATAGAGCTTTGAAGTCATCACTATGTGCATTCTTACAAGCGCCAGCTAGTGCATTTAATCTTCTAACTTCTATTGGAATATATACTTTTATATCTTCTACTGTTTTAATCATTCTATAATATACCACATTTTAGGGTGGTTGTCAACCTTCTAATTGCCAAGATTTGCCCCATTAGTAATTACTGTTCTAAACAAAGAGAATTTAGGGTCTTTCCAATCTACCGTTTTCTCACATTTGTGAGGCGATACACAGGTTGTTTTCATACAACCTGATAGAATCAATGCTACAAATAATATACTAATTACTCTTATCGTTCCAGTCATAAATCTGATCCAATTTTACTTTAATTTCATCTGGTGACATATCTTTAAAATCGCCTATTTGTGCCACCATCTTTTTATAGTCTCTACTCTTTGCTTTAAATCTATCTGCTTTTAGTTTAGTTCGTTCTAATTGTTTTTCTAAACTAGCTTTCTGTTCACTCTTTACAATCGCTCTCTTTTGTCGCCACTGATTTAATGATATATTGGCAGCAATCAATAGTAATACTGCTAGAGGGTCAAATACAAATATCAATATCAATATAACTATTCTAACAGCTTTATCAAAATTATCTTTTGCGTTCTCGCCATATATAAGTTCTGCCACATATTTGATAGGTCCTACTTCTGCCTCTATTTTATCCTGTGTAAGTTCTATATCTGATTTTTTTAAAGTTAATTTAGCAATCTCATCACTTGCATTGTTTATTGCAGTGGTTAATTCTTTACGTTCTTCTTCTTGTTTCTTACGTTCTTTTAAACCTCTACTTACATATTCTTTTTGTATGTAAACTTCTAAAGCTTTATCTAATAAACTTAATTGTTTTTCTGCTCTATCTATAATTAGGGTTTGTTGATTAATTTGTTTAACTAATAGTTCTATTTTTATATTGTTACTTGATTGTGGTTTAACTTGATCTAGGTGTGCTTTTGATAAGAAACCAAAGATACCCATAGACGTGATGAATATTAATATTATGATTGCTGTAAAAAGGTATGCTTTTAATAATCTAGGTATACTACTGCGCCAGTTATGATACAACCAACTAGCGGCAACCAACTTACCAACTTCTAATGCTGAACCCATAGCAATAATAGCCACAGCAGAACCAGCAAACAATGTCGCTAGTCCAATGATTGAATAACCTGCAGCGATTACAGATATACTGATCGCAGATAAAAAAGTTAGCAATGTTAAAAACATAGTTATATTTAGTTGATTGATTTATCCGAAGCGTAGGTATCTTCTAGTTTTCTAATCTTCTTAATTATCCTAATTACTCTTTGGTCATAATCAGTTGTAGTAGAAAACTTATCTAATTTTTTAATTAACTTGATTGGGTCTTTCGTCTTTTCTCTTAACGCTCTAAATTCTTTGTATGCAGGGTGTTCATTTAATAATCTTACATACTCAACAACACTAGCACATTTACTTGGAAAAATTCTTACGCCCCAACCTGGCCAATTCTTTATACCTTGTGGTAGTAAGTGTGGAGCATCTTTTTTAAATACTCTGATACCAAATAAGTTCTTTGCCTCATTCGCAAATCTACTCGTACCCCAACCTGACTCTAATGCCGCCTGACCTATAATCATTTCAAAAGGCACTCTCTTACTATGTGGTAAAGTAAAGTTTATATAATCAATACATCTATGTAATGCTCTTACAAATTGAACATCATTAGTATATTGCATACTTGGTTCTACTAATTCCATATTCTTCACTTTTACTAGATAATCATTCTCTGCGATTTTAAATATCTTCTTCTCTGCATAATCGTTAGGATTAAAAGTGCCATAACCATATGCCGCTACAATGACAGCGCCACATACAAAACCTACTTTAGTCCAGTACCAAGATATATCTACTACTTTTTTCCAGTTAATATTTTTCACTTTTTTACTCCTATGTATTCGTATCCTGACCACTCTACACCATCCGCATCTGTAAATGATGGCACTTTCTTTTGAAACATATGAACATCTTTCTTAAATTTGTCCATAACTGCAAAGATTTTATCTGCTTGTTTTTCTGTATAATTGTCAAGTACATCTTTTTGGAAATTACCAAGGTAGTACACTTTTTTTGTGCCACTTGGATTACTAGGTTTTATTAATTGTTCTAATAAAAATCTTGCCTCACCTATTCTTGCCCGTAAATATGGGTCTAACTCTTTACCACTTCTCACACCACTCATTATATATCTCTCTTTCTATAAGTCTAAACCTATTCTATTCAACTTTGGCCTAAAACTATAAAACAGTTTATTATGATTACCAGTATCACCTACATTGGCCATTTGATATAGATGTACCATTTCGTGTCCTAATGTGTCCACAAACTCTTTTTTGTTTCTATATGTGGGTTGCATCTCTAAATGAAATTGTTGAGAGCCTTTTCTTTTCCATTCCCACACAGTGACTTGACCATAACAATATTTTTTAGTCTCGTCTTTATAAATCTTTTTAATCTTTATATCATTAAACGGCGCAAGCAAATCTTTAAATACTGCCTTGTTAATCATATTAAAGTATTTTTTGATGTCTTTATAGGTTGTTCTATATTTTCTATTACTCACCAAATCTCTCTTTAGTATTTTTTTGACTGCTGATCTTTTTGTTTTTGTTTTCCCCATAAACCGTTCTCTCTTCCGTATTCGTATAACATCATTACCAAGCCTGAGCCAATAATAACCTTTAATTCAAAAGGCCACGTTAAGATTTCTTCTATCATTGACAATCCTTATCTTTGATTTTAGAATCTTTTAACAATAAACACTTATGCGTTTTGTCAAGTTCAAGTCTTAATTCTGCCATTACACCTTCCATGATATAGGGTAAGTGTGATTGTAAAATAGAAACCATTTGTAAAGCAAATTGGTGTCCTAACTTACTCATTTCTGCCTCAAGCAATTTATTATGGTCAATGTCTTTGTTATTTGTGATGACATGCCCTATTACTGCCTTCGTGTAGTCGTCTGCCTTAACACTATTAGAAAAAGCGTTTAAACCAAACCACATTATCGCTAATAATATAATCAATTTTTTCATTATATAATCCTCTCTTTCATATTTATATAATACACCAAAATCAGGTGTTTGTCAATAGGTAATTTGGTAATAAAATCGTTGTTTTTTGAGGGGAACAAAGGGTGAACATCAAATGTCGCACCCTTTGATTCGTATGTTTTTATGGTTTTACAAAGTCGGCGTTCCAGCCAAATGCTTCTTTTACCATTTCACTTGTCAAACCTTTATAGGTTTTATTAAGTGTTTTGTTTTTCATGTCTATTAAGATTTTTGCTTCATCAGCATGTAAACCTTCTAACATTTGTATAAACAAAGTTTCTTTTCTTATTTTGTTTAGTTGATTATTACCACCTTTAACAAAGTTATATAATCTCTTTGCCTCTATTTCCAAATAAGTATGTTCTGTACCAGCTGGTGCCTCGTTAGCGATGTAAGGAGGTATTCCAGGAGGTAAGTCCCATTCTATCTTTGGATCAAACGCACCTTTTAAAACCATTTTTATACTAGGTGTATTATATCTTCTTAACACCTCAATCTTTTTTGGTTTGTCTTTTGCGTTATTAATTTTGGTAAAGATTTCACTAAACAGTTCTCTACCACTTCCAGACGTAGAAGCCATTGCTTCCATTGTCTTTGGTGATATGAGATTAGGATTTCTTGCTCTTTCTTCAGCCATTTTATTTCTCCATATATATGTTATCAAAAATCATTAATGTTTTCAATCAATGCTTTTAGCTTATTGTCTATAAAGTATTGTAATAGGAGCGACCTATCATTATCTTTACAGTCCTTGTACTTATTTATAATACTTTCAGAAATCTCTTTTGGTATCATAGACAAATCTATTAATTTCTTATTACGTTCAAAATACTTTCTTGTTTCACTGCCAAGAGGTATGTTATCTGTATCCGACCACTCTGCCAATCTTTTTTTGTTAATTGGTTTCTGTCTATCGTCTCTTAAAAATATGTCATCATCACTTAAAATATTTGGTACACCATCTGATCTATCACCTCTGATTATTTGTTCTCTTAAAAACACAACAGGATCAGAGTTTTCACCTATGAAACTTTTTAATAGTGGACTAAATTGGTATACATCACCATAGTGTTGTAGTTGTATAAAGTCTTTGTCACCAGATATAATTAGATACTTGTCTTCTGTTCTTTGTGCGACTAGTATGGCGATTATATCATCTGCCTCACACTTCTCTACATGCATAAGTTTGTATGGTAACTTTGTAGAAAATTCTTCTCTTATCTCACTCATAATTTTAAACAAGCCATCCCAATCTATTTTACTTTCTACTCTACCTTTACGTCTTTGGTGTTTGTAGTTTGGAAATATATCTCTACGCCATGGGTCAGCAGCATCTGCACATAATACTACTTCACCAAATTCTTCTCTAAACTTTACATTGAATGCTCTTATTGTATTTAAGATACTATGTCTAACAGCATCTTTACTTGGTAGTTCAGATAGATCACCTCTACTCTGCGCCATCAAGTTTGAAATCATTACTTGGTTTAAATCTATTAATATCATATTAGTTGTCCAGGGTTCCTATTGGGTCTGACATATTAGACCAATCTCTACATATGTCCATTACTCTTTTTCTAAATTTAAAATTAATAAACTTATCTTCTAATAGTGTTTCAAATAATTTATCTACACCAGCACCTAATTGTAGATTGATATGTTTCTTAAATTTAAACTTCTTAAATTCTTCAAACGCATTTACAACATGATGTTTTTGAAATGGTTTGTTTAGTTCTTCCCATGTTTTATTGTAGAAGAAATCTTTTATTGTCATTGATAGATATGGTGTGATTAATTGTTTTTTATTATTTCTAGCAATCAACTCATGCCATAGATAACCAGCTTGATTGTTTATATCAAAATAGTTGTCTCTAAATTCATCAAACTTTTCTTTTGATTTACCTGGACCATAATGTAACATAGCCTTTTTAGATATGCCATAATAACCATCTGCTGCCCAACCTGATAGTACAACTTGTTCTTTTATCTCTGGATACACATATAGAAATGGAAAACAGCACTCAAAGTGTGTTTTCTTTTTACATCTAACTTCTTTTACTAATCTTTGAAAATCGTTTTGTAGATTGTTTGTAGGTACGACTATGATATTACAGTCCCAACCCATTAGTTTTGCCACTTCAGCGGCCTTTGTAGCGTCATATGATGGGTTATCTTGTAGATGAAACGTATATGCTGTGATCTTCTTACCCATTCTATGAGCAGCAAATGCGACAGATAAACTATCTACGCCACCAGATAGTAATACAGCAACATTCTTATCAACTGTTTGTTGATTTATTTGATCTATAATTAATTCGTCTATCATGTTTCTGAATACCTTGTGATGTTAAATTCTTTACCTCTAAAATTTCTTTGATAAAACCACTCTCTATAATCTTTGTCTGTAAATAGTTCAATTACTTCACTATACCTTACATTGTCATCTAGTATCATTTTTTCTAGTGACTCATATTCATATGTATCAACCTTACGACTTACCTTAAATGATTTAGCGTTCTCAAATAATGCTCTAATGTTTCTTAAATGATTACTCATACTGTATCGTCACCATAAGGGTGTACTTTAGGTTCGTTTTGTTTTTCTAGTTTTTCTTTTTCTTTTTTTATATTATAATTTACAACTAGAAAAGCTATAGAGAGACCTATTAAGGTAACTGTACAACCTATGATAAAAAGTAATATACCGTGTTGAAAGTCCATAATGTGAAAGGGCGCCGAAGCGCCCCATCTATTTTTTTCCTAATTACGCATCAAGTGCAATTAAGTCTGCTCTTTTTACAGAAACTTTGTGGTTGTCATACTTGAACGGAGTTCCGTATAACGCTTTAATACCAGCAGCAACGATAGCCCTTGTAGGCTGACCCATTCTGTAGTATTTTTTACCACCAACTCTGTTACCATAGATCATGTAACCTTCCGCTCTTAGCGTATCAATCATTGATCTAGGAGACTCTAATTCAAATTTAGATTGAATTGTAGTCCACGCAACATTACCACCTTTAGATAGTAAGTTAAGTAGTTTTTGTTTTTTTGATAAAGCTTTTCTGCCTCTAGTTTCTGTAGCAACAGTTCTTTTTACTGTTTTTACTTTTACTAGTTCATCTTTACCAAACAAGTTTTTTAATGTATTTAACATATTAATATACTCCTTTATATATTTGAGTTGTTAATTTAACTATTTTACAACCTGTAAAGGCGATTCTTAGCGAATTCATTTGTCAAGGTCTCCATCTGGCTCAAAAATACCTGGGCCATCTTTTAGTTCCTCTTTTAAATCTTTACTTAAAGGTCTTGTTGATTTACCTTTGTGAAATATGTCGTAGTTAATTCTAGCACTTTGTCCGCCGTCTCTATTAACTTTTAGTTCTACCATCTTTTCTGACAACACCTGTGATGGGTGTTTCATATTAAAGTCTCTATAAACTAATCCTCTCATTGTATCAACTAACATAGCCAAGTCTTTAGTAAACTCACCTCTATCTGTTTTGATACCCATATTATAAAAACTTTTTAATAAACTCATACTCATATCGTCAACACTAGTCTCAACAAACTCTTTAGTCTGTTGTTTATGCATTTCATCTAAAAACTTTTGGTCCTCTTTCTTTGGACCAGCAGTTGTCTTTTCCACAATTCTATTTGTTGGAAAAGGTATTACATTCTCGTAGTCTTTATTTTTTGTCAACTATTTCACCCTTAAAGTTTACTAAACCTTTATCAGCAAAGTATTCTATTAATTGATTGTAACCACCAACAAGTTTACCATCAATTTTAATTTGTGGCATAGTTCTTACTTGTTTACCTATGTCTTCTAACATAGCTTGTGGACTATCAAACTCTTCCATTTTCTTTTCTTCGTAAGTAAGGCCAAGCGATTTTACCAAGTGCTTCGCCTTATTACAAAACACACAATTGTTTTTACTGTATATTACTATTTCCATCTTCTTTACTCTCGTTTTCTAACTTATCAAACGCAATTTGAGCTTTTGATTTTACATTGTAAGCATCAACAGCTTCTGCGATTGTGAAGTTGTACATTTTGTTATATTCACCCATTGGTAATCTTAAACCAATCCATACTCTATAATAACCATTTTTAGTCATAGTTATATCTTTGGCAAATATCTCATAAC